CCACAATTAATAAGTGGAAAAGGCAATAATGCATCTTGGACAGGTCTTTCAGAGAAAGATGGTGTATTAAATACACGCCTAAAGGGAGTAGAGATATATGCAAGATTTACAAACACAGACCCTAATAATATCTATCTTATTTGCGAAATTGACCTAAATAAAGGATGGAAGTCTTTTGCTACAGGAAAATGGAAAGACCTTACGACTCATGGAAATGTATCTCATTATGGAACCAGTTATCTAAGCTCAACTGGAGGACCAATAACTGACCATATTATATATAAGGCAGTACCTACGTTTCAAAGTTTTTATCATAAATATCAACTAGCATGGGATGAACCTATTGGATTTGAATCTGATGGAACAGGATGGAAGACAGCTTGTGTTTTTAATAGAAGGGCTTATTATGGTAATGTAAGAATTAAAGGCAAGGACAATCAGTTACGATATTACCCAGATGGAATATTAAAGTCTGCTTTGGGGATGTATGCGTCTGTTGGAGAAAGCAATTTAATTGAAGCAACCATCAATGATGGAGATGATATTGTGGCATTACGAGTTGCAGGAAACAAACTATGCCAATTCAAAAAATACTCTCTAACTATAATGGGTATTAAAACGCTCGAGAATGGCGAAAATCGTGAGGAAATTGAAGAAACTATACATCATGTAGGCTTAGAGAATGATAACCAGATATGCGACACTCCTTATGGATTATTTTGGGTAAGTCGAAGTGGTATTTATCTTTACAATGGGCAAGAGTTTAAAACATTATCTACTAATCAAGAAGGGAGCTTAATTAATAAAACTCAATGGGAAAGTTTTTATGGAAAAAGAACTCATGTAGGGTATGATGCTTATTGGAATCAAGTTCATATTTGCAAGGATATGATTTCAAATAACGAAACCCTTATATATAGTTTTAATACTGGAGCATTTACAGAAGCAGTAGGCTTATACGGAGGAACAAGAAAAACAGGTTTTGTCACAGATAGAGAAGGACATTTAATGTGGGCAGAAGATGTAGGACAAGGTACGCAAGGAACTGCTGTAACACCTAGCCAAAGCAATAAAGTAACGGAATTAGCCAGTCAGATACAGACAGCTCCACCACCACCAGCAGGGGACTAATGGCAATACTATTAAAAACGACATCAACCAGTAGAAAACCTATCGCATCTGGTAGAATTGTTACCAAACATTATGACATGGGCGATATAAGTATAAATAAAAAATTCAGTAGATGTAGCATTACATATAAAATGGAAGGTATTGGAGAGTCTCCTTTAAGTGTTTATTACAGATTAGATGAACGAGGTTCATTCAAGACTTTTACAGCTACCCCTGGAAATCCATTTTCTGTAAACGATAATGGAGCAAGGCTATGTAGAACAAACAACAGGGTAAAAACTGCTGAGTTTGATTTTTTAACAGGCAAATCATTTGGGAAGTCAGTTCAGATAAAAGTACAATACAGTACATATGGGTTATCCTATGGTACAGCTACTACAATAGATGGATTTGAACTTTCAGATATAACTTTCACTTACAGACCAATTAACAGGAATTAATATGGCAAATACTTATTCAAAATATAGTAGTTCACAAGATGTAGCAGACTATTGGGATTACCATAAAAAACGAGAAAAAAATATACAAAGAGCTTCGTCAGTTGCTAAAACTGCTGGAAAATTTTTAATAGATGATTATTTTAAAACTGCTAAAGAAATTGCAAATAATCCTGTAACAAACTCTTCAACAAACCCTATATCATATGCTACAAAACCAAAAGGATTAATAGGAAAAACTTTGGGGTTTGGAAATAATGCTGTTACTGGTGGATTGGAAAGTGGTTTGTCATCAACAATAGCAAGTCCTCTTACGTATGCTGGAAAAGGGCTTACTGCTCTTGGAGGAAAAGCTACTTCTGCTGGATTTGCAGGAACAGGAGGGTTATTAACATCGGCTGGTGGAATGGCAACTGGGGCTAGTACAGCGTTACAAGGAGCTCTAACGTCAATGGGTCCAGTAGGTTGGGCTTTATTAGCAGGAGGAGCCATTATGCACAATAGAAATAAAAGGAAATATTAAATGAGTTTTTTACCAAAAGGAAAATTTTTTGCTCTGGGAAAAGGAAGTAAACTCGGAAGATGGTGGGATACTTGGATTGGGAATGAAGGACTAGTTGGGTCTATTACTGGATATGGACACGGAGGATTTGGCAATAAGAATCGACAAAAATCTAGAGCAATTAAAGGAATAGACAGAGAAATAAGTGATATACGCTCAAGAATGGATAATATTTTCCCAAATCAAATGACAAATTTTAATATGAGGAATATGAATGATTGGTCTGCTTTAATGGGAAAAAATACAGAATCTCCTCTTACAATGGCTACAGATACTGGAAAAAATCAACAATTTCAAAACACTATTCAGACAGCAATTAATAACACAAATACTGGCTTAATTGGTTCAATTAATAGAGCACAAGATAGACTGTGGTCTCAAGAAGATAGAATTGCAGATTTAAAAGCTGAAAAACAAACTATAAGGAGAGCATAAAATGGCAAATGGTAATGATATGCTAGACATACTTGGAAGTTTACTCCAAGGCGGTATGGAAGGGTCAATGAGAAATAGGGAACAACAACAAGCTATTCAAGCAACTGAAGATAGAGATTTATTAGCAGATTCCCTAAAAACAGACTATGCTGAAAAAGTAGACAGTTTGCAATCAGCCTCTGAAGCAAGAAATATGCGATTAGCTGACACATTAGCTATGAATCAAGCACAGTTACAGCACAATTTAGATATGGAAAAACAAAAACATAAAACTGCTATGGGTTTAATAATGCCAGCTACTCAACACGCTCTTAATATTATAGGGACAGACCTTCAAAATATGGGTGCTAGAAAAGAAAGTATTGCCCAAAAAATAGAACAAATGAATACGGATAGGAAAGTAGCTGAAGATGCTTCTCAGTATATGAATTTACCTCATGTAGAAAAAAAATTAAGAGAATTCTTTGATGAAACACCTGCGATGGGTTTAGATGAATCTGATATTATAAAGAGTTATGAAGATGCTAAAACAAATGAAAAATATAAATTACAAGATGCTATAAGTATTGCTACAAAACTTCCAGTTAATCACCAAAAAAGAAAAGATGTAACTAATTTAATTAACAGAATGCTTAAAAAACTAGGTGTTACATATAATGCACAAGGTGAAAGACAGACTGGTGGAATATATGATGACTTTACAGATGGTGATTTAGGATATGGTATATTAGGAGGCGTTGATGCAACAGGGAATGTAGCTAGAGGAATTATTAATGAGTTAGAAAGCTATAGAGAACAGCTAGGGAAAGGGGATGAGTATCGTGATGAATATTATGGAATATCACCAGAAGACCGACTTTTTTATGATACTTATAATGCTCAGTCTGAATTAAAAACACAAGAGGGAAGTGAATTAATGATGAGAACCATAAATGAAATGCTTGAGAGAACCGAATAATATATGACCCCTTTTGAAACTAGGTCAAAAATAAGAGATTATCGTTTTGACAATACTCGTTTTACACCGCAAGAAGCATCAGAGTTAGAACGTTATGCTAAACTGTATGGAATACCATTTGGTAAGCAAGGCGTAGAATTAACAGAAGATGCTCGTAGTGGCATCTTATCTCAATTCAGTTCAGGATTTACAGAAGGTGTTCTTGGTCCACTCGCAATGGGTGGATGGTCAGAAGAACCACAAACTGAATTTGAATCTATTGTTCATAGTGCAGGGCATTTATTGGGATTTGCATTGCCTATGGCTGGTTCTCTTTTAACTGGAGGTGGTTCAGCTATTGCAAGACTAGGGTTAAGTGGAGTTGCAGGTACTGGGAAAATTGCTAAAGGGTTACAAGCTACTGGTAAAGGATTACAAACAGTAGGAAGTGTAGCAAGAGGGCAACAAAAAGTTGGGGGAATACAAGTTAAGTCAGTTCCACTAGCTGTTGCAGATTGGACGACAGATAAAGCCAAAACAATTATGGCAAAAGCTGGGTTTGAGGCTGGGAATTATCTTACAAAAGGAAAAGCTGTAACTCATAAAGCCAAGATGATTGATATGGCATTCCAAGCACAGCATTTATCTGTAGCAAGTGCTGTAAGTGGATTGTGGAATGGGCAAGATGATGAAGTAGATAATTTAATATTTGGTGCAGTCGCAGGTGGTTTTTTTGGTGGATTAGGAAACTTTGTTCGTGTAGGAAATATGATTCAACATCCTAATAAGGTAGTACGTGACGCAGGAAAACGTTCCTTATGGCAACATTCTAAAGAATTTTCTAATACATTATGGGATAAACGAGGACAAATCCTAAGAGGGGCATTAGGTGCTGGATTTCAAGGGGGAATGGCAACAGCTCAAGGTGCTCCAACTGCTACGCAATTATATGAATATGCGTTAGGTGCTTTTTTTGGGTATGGTGCTCATGGTGTTGTAGAAAAGAAAGCTACAGAATTTTTTAATAGATATAATGAAAGAAAAGACGATGGTACGCTAGTTAGAGATTTTACAGAGCTTAGAAAAATGCTTAAAAGTGACGAATTCAAAGAATTGCCAATAGAATCTCAGCAATACGTTAGAGAGGCATATAATAATCACATTGGAGACCATTGGGAACGATTTGAAAAAGCAAATCCGTCTATTGAATTAGCAAGGGCAGTAGTAGACTCATACAATATTGCTTTACGAAAAAAATCTGAGGAAGTAGGAAAGAAAATAAAAGACCTTCAGCCTCATGAAATAGCAGAAACAAGAGCAGAGATATTGGACGTAGTTCCTCGTAGTTACTTAGCTCAAACTCAAATGAGTGGAATTTCTAATGAGATTGTAAGGCAAATACGTGACCCTAAAACAGAACTACAGGGAGACGTTAAAAAGATTGCTGACAAACTAACTCCTCAAGAACTGAAGGAAGTAAAAGAAGGGTATGTGGATGTTCTTGAAAAGAAGATTAAAGAACACTTTGAAAATCTACCCAAAGAACAATTAGAAGTAACTGCCCAAGACATACTAAAAGCAGAAGAAACCGTATTGTCAGACCAGCCTGAGGTTATGGTAGAACCAGTAATTAAACGTTTTCTAAACCAATTACAAAAAGAAACAGAAGGTATATATGATGGAAACAAGGTATTAGAACACGCTGTAAAAACCTACAATGATTTAATTCCTAAAACAGAAGCTGGTGAAAAAAGCACAAGATTTATTCCAGTACAAGGAATGGTAAAAGAATACACTCAAGTTCTTACAAATAAATTTCCAGGAATTAGAGTCACTTCTGAAATGGAAAATAGTTTAACTCAAATGTATACTAGAATGTCGCAAGGTATTCTACGACCAGTAATCAGCTTTAACAAAACTGAAAAGAAAACATCGAGGATTTGGGGATTTAATGCCCTAAAGAAAAAAATAACTGGGCATGAACCAAGGTCTGCCGATGAGAAAATACACGAAAAGCTATGGGGTGAAGATATTACTGTACGTGAATTTGGAGAATTAGTAGACAAAAAAGGCAATACCTACATCACTTTAAATCCATATGATAAAGTATATAATAAAAAATCCAAAAGCTATGAAATGGTAATGGCAAAAGAAGACTGGTTAAGCATTACAAGAGGTCTTGATAAAAGAGGAGAATACCTAAAAATACCCAAAAAAGATAATGGAGTAGAACGGATATATAAATATCATCCTAAAACTGGCAAGACTGAATTATCAACAATCGTAAGTGAGGTAGTTAAAGCAGTAAAAGACCCAAAAATCACTAAAGATTTACTAAATAAATACATTGAAAAAGACTTTACAGTTTGGTTAAAAACAATGGGATATGACCCTATAAAGGATAAAGTTCAAATTGAAAAAAACAACTTACGTAATCTATATAATAAGGCATTTAAGTCGAATTATCTTTATGAAAAAAAATGGAACTTTAAAGATGCTGTAGCAAGGGTAAAACGTGAAGCACTTTTATCTTCAAATTCATTTTACGAACAAGATGTTAAATTTTTTAAAGACATTACCAAGGGTACTGGTGAGATTAATATTATTGCAATAGAAGCTGAAGCAAATCTATTATCCAAGATAAACGAGAAAGGAAAGAAAGTAAAACAATGGTTTAATGTAGAAGGGAAAAAACCTGAAACATTTTGGACGGTAGATAAAAATGGAAAAGTAATAGAACAGGCTTGGGAAAGTAAGATTGACGGATGGCTGGTAATGCATTCTGATTTATATAAGCGTTTTATGGAAGCAAATGGCTTTAAAGACGTAGAAATGTCTCATATGAAACCAGCAGTAGCAATTATGATGCCTGATGGTAGTTTGTTTTTAATAAAAGGCGGTGTTCATCCTGGAAGTAAAGCATATAACGATGCAATGCCTAGTAAAAATTCAATGATAGTGGTTACTTCTGCAATTAAATCTATGCCAGAAGGAACAAAAGTATATAGGGGACAAGCAAAGAAAAATGGTAAGTATGAAATAGAGAATTATGATGGTCCCTCATTAAAAATGAGCGTAGAAGATTTCAGAATTAGTTTTGGTGTATATGGAGATAAACATTCAGCAGAACCCACAACAATAAAAAAACAAATGCATTCATTTTTTGATAGCCTGACTATGACAAAAGAAGGCTATCATGAGTTTATGGATGCTATACATCACACGGCAATACATGGTTCTGAATCTGCAAATAAATATATGAACTCATTAAAGGAGAATCCTGATGCATTACCTCCTAAAGGTTTTAAAGTTTCTGAGCTAAGTGATGCTCATTTTGTAGACGTTATTAATAATCCAAACCACAAATTACACGAAGCCCTCAATAAAGAAATCTTTAAAAAACTACAAAAGATGGAAAAAGCTGAAGAGCATGAAGGTGTTGTGTATGACCAAATAAAAGAATATGCTAATAATTTTGAGCGATGGTATAGAGCTACTGGTTATAATCCTGTATCTGCCATAATAAATAATAATTTATATGAGAAATCTGTACATATTTATCGGATGAATAAATTTACCAATCCAGAATGGAAAAATTCTGGTAGTGGTTGGGTAGCAGGTGTAGACCCTGTAATGGAAGCAATAACAGGAGGAGTTAAGCCAAATAAAAAATACGAATTTTTTGAAGATGGGAATTTAGTACAAAGAAAAGTAGGGCATTTTAAACTTGGACACAGTCATGAGAAAATGGAAATAAAGTGGCTGGGTAAAGATAAAGAAATAAAACTAAAAGATGCGTGGAAAGAATTTAAAGATGAAAAAGACCCATTTGTTAAGGCTAGAATGAGAAATAATCTAATGTTTGCTGTAATGAGAGTACCAGCAAATGCTATTTCTGGGACAAGAGGGTTAATATTTGATGGATTTTCTGAAAAGAATGTTGGATTAGCAGATTGGGGTGTTTATATGAGAGGAAGAGACCACTTTTATATAGACGGTGCAGATGTAGATGGTGATAAAGTTTTCTTTTATCAAGGATTACCTGATAAGTACATGAAAGATTTGGTAGCTAAAGACAGTTTTTTAGAAAAGAAAAGAGGTAACAAGGATATTTTCTTTGAAAACAAAGCTGAAAAATTAGATAAACTATTTAAAAGTGAAGTATCTAAAGAAGATTTCAATTACGTTAAAAAGAATCCATTATCTCAATGGTCTCCTGGTGCTTTACGCAAAGCTGGTATGAGTGCGTATGAAGGGAAAAAAGGATTAGGGTTAGTTGTTAATGCAAAAGCATTTTTAAATCAAGTAGTAGCAGATGTAATTACGAATAAAAATGGAAAAGTAAATCTTGGTGTTTATAATAATGGAAAATGGATAGGAAATCTTGAAGGAAAAACTAGCTTAAAACAACTAAAAGCTGATAATGGTTATTATGTAATAGGTACAGAAGCACATAGTAGAACTGCTGATAGTGCAAATTATTACTCTATGGCTACGCCACAAGAAATGGTAAATATTGTTACGCAATCTGCATTTGAAAAACTTACATTTATACCAAGTAATAAAAAACTTTCACCAAGACCAGCAACATTAACAGATTTACGAAAAACATTAGAATACGGTCACTTACATGATTTAAACCAAAAACTGTATGGATATGATTATGCTAATCAAAGAGCATTTTCTATATCAGAAATACAACAATCCACACGCCCTTTTCAAGGGCAACCAAAAACTATAAGTGCCATTGTAGATATTGCACACAAAGTCAGTCAAAACGAAATGAACATCGACCCCTTACGTCACTTTAATTATAAAACATATAGGGAGTCTATCAGACTACTAAGTAGGCAGTTATTACGAGATAAAGATGTATTACGATATATTGCAAGAACAAATCTCCGTGTAATGCCATTGTATTATAGTATTGATTATAAGGCAGTACATAGCGTAATGAAACGATATCCAGAATTTGTAACAGTTACTGGGAAAAGATTACAGGAAGTTCCAGAAAGAGGAGCAAAAAAAGCAGATAGAGAACCTTATAGAGAATTATTATGGGAAGCATTAGAACCGCCTAATAAAGATGGAATTAGCCCATTAGAATTACGACTTGGAAAAAAGGGAAGAGATATTCAAAAAGCTTTTAACAATATGTTTAGCAATAAACGATGGGAAGCAGGACTTGAAGACCCTAAACCAATTATGCGATATAGTTCTAGAATCGAAAAAGAATATAAAATTAATGATTCATATGACGTTTGGAGTGCCTTGCAATTACTCTCAAAAGGAAAAGCTCTTGATAAGGCATTAATTAACGCTGGTCATACAGTTGAAAAAGGAAACGTCCCTTATGAACGTATTAATGAAATAGCCAATAAAATTATAAATGGTGAAAAATCTATTGGAAATAACATCCAAACATTAGAAAGCCAAAAATGGTCAAAACAGATACAAAAAGCTGTAGACAACATACAAGCTGGTAAACTTCCAAAGACTGGACCAGAGAGCAAATTTTTAATCCTCAGGGACATTATAGCACGACAAGCTGACGCTGTAAAGATACAATTTAATCATTCATTCAAAAATGAGAATCAACGAGTATTTCAAACCGAAAAACAAGCAAATGATTACATTAAAAAAGATGTAGTAGAAATAACAAAAATTGCCAAAGAAATGAAGATTAAACCAGAGATTGCTCTGGATTATTATTACAATTATTTACTGGGAAGTTTACGCCCTCAGCCAGTTTCATTAGATGGGTTAATTAGAAACCTAAATGGAAGAATTGCTACGGCAGAAAAAAGAGGACAAGTAGACAAAGTAGCTATATTAAAAGCGGAAAAAGAAAGAGCACATTCACAATACGAAAAAACCAGCACACCCAGATTTATTTGGTCAATGGATGCGATACCTGACCGAGTAAAAGCTCAGTTTATGAAAGGGTATGCCGATACTTTCGATTTATTAAATACTGTAAGCCCTGAGAAAATTAGAAAAGAAACAATGGATTACCTATCAAAAGATAAAAAAGACACAAAGATAGGAGAAATAGAAAGCAATATTGATGGTGAACGAATTGCTGAAGTAGAAATTGACAGATTATTTAAACCAACAGAAATGGGAGAACTTACAGCAGGAAAAGAAACCGTACCCTCAGAAGCTATCCCTAAAGACATCCCTCAAGTATTGAAAGGTATTACACAGAGTTTAAAAACCCTACCTGACGGTGCAACCTTACGATTTGAAGACCTATATACCTTTATGAAAGCCCAACAAGGAGCTGGACCAACGAGTATAAAAATGGCAACATGGGATGATATAAGAAATTTTAATCGGTTTTTAAAAGATATAGTTTCATCTACAAATCCATCAGGCACGGTAAAAAAGATTTATAACTTCCTTTTTCCAGATACAATAGGGAAAAAACAAGCTGGTCACGACCTTGATTTACTCTTTAAAATGAAAACTCCTGTACGAAATGCCAAAGATATGGGACTAGCAACAATTAAAGTTCCTTTATCCTCTATGTCTTTTATCCAAAAAGTTGGTGGACAAATGAGAGAACTGGAAGATTCTATTAAAAACAGTATGGTAGAATCGTTATTTACTGGGATTTCCGTAAAAAGCGAACTGGAAGCAATACCCAATGGTATTCAAACGTTTACAGACTTATTTATGTTTGCTCAAAAGAATATGAATAGAAATAGAGCATGGAAGCCTGAAGATAAAGCATTTTATTTAAAAGAATGGGAAAACTCTATCGATTTATACAATAGCTATAAAGATAAAACGTTTAAGATTACAAGAAATGGAAAAGTTGTTGAGCGTAAAACAGATGATTTAATAAAAGATATTCAAGAACAGCAATCAGAGTTTTTTAAAAATTTCTATGAAAGCTATGTAGGTGCAGGAATTGTTAATACAAAAGGGGAGTTTAATAAGATTGACTGGAATCGAGTAGACGCTAATATGGAATGGGCTAGTAATGGACTGGTTATTCATGATTTTATACGATACGATAAAAACGGAAGATTTGATATAGAAAATTTTCAAAAGAAAGTAATGGACAATGTAGAAACATTCGGTATTAATGCCCTACATAAGATGATAGGAAACAGAGATAACCCTATGAGTGTTGAGTTATTAAACAGAGTTCAGTACGAAATAGGATTAGAAGAACATATAATAAGTAAAAAGTTTAAACCAAATTCAGATGACGCAAAAAATCTTCGTGTTGCGTGGAGAAAAAAGAATGAATTTTTTGGAGTAGGTCGCATAGGGAGCGAAGGTAGTTCCAAGGAGTTTGTTACAGAATACTTTCCTCAAATGATGCATGATACAAAAAAGCTTAAACCTTGGATTGAAGAACAACAAGTTCGATTAAAAGCAAAGCTTGAAAACTATGTAAATGATTTAACACAAGGTGGTAAAACTGTAAAAGAAGATTCTGTATATAAAATTCCTAAACGATATCAGTTTAAAGAAATAGAATTAGATGCGTTACTAAATAGAATGCCATACAAAGACCAAATCAGAATATGGGGAGTTGGTGGCAAACCTCTTAGACAACATCTTATCAACTTAAAATTAGCGAGTCAAAATGCTGATTATCAGTTATTTTTAGGACAAAGAGTAGAAAGCTCTTTACCTCAAGCAGACTATTTAGTGAATTTTTTAAATGCTGAATTCCGTAAAGGTAAAGAAGAATGGTCAGATATTAATGCTGAGTTTCGACCAGGAACTGGAAGAAGAAGAGGAGATACTCATATTCCCCATTTTAGTTACGGTTTTGAAGTATTAGAAGCATATACAAATCAATGGGTAGGTGCATTATTTAAAAATATGAATGCTTTGACATTTCGCAGAGTAATTAATAACTACGAAAAGAATAATATATTTGCAAAAGAAAACCCAGAAATAGGTGATATGTGGGTACGAGAAATGAGAAAGTACGCTAGTAGCTTAATGGGAAAACCAAATGCATTACCTACAAAATATACTGGGTTAACTATTGCAGAAAGAGCAAAGTTAAAACAGAAAATAAAGCAATCCCCTGATGGCGTACAGAAAAAATGGGATGAAAGAAAATTAAAAAGAGATGATGACCTCAAGAAGTTACACGGTACAAAAACATCCCCTTGGAATCCATTACAAAATTTAGAGTACAGATTGTCAGACCAAAACATAGTTGAATACTTAGATGCTAAGTCACAGCAATTAAATAAATGGGCAATCCCAGGAATTAGTAAGAAGTTTCATGGAACACCTGAAGCTCCGAAGTTATTTGGAATGGAATTACCCACAGCCGAAAAAGCAAGACAGCAAGTTTTATTTCAAATTGTAAATAATATAGGTGCATATGAATCGAAATTATCTCTTGTGTCATTACTAGCTCATCCCAAAACATGGTTAGGAAATATAGTTGGTGGTAGTCAAAACACGATTACCAATATGGGATTTAGACACTTTAAAAGAGCTAGGGATACTAAATGGTTAATAACAAATGTATTTGCAGGAGCGAAATTAAAAGATGGAACATCTATTACAGACAGAAATACCATTCACAGATGGGTTGCAGAAATTGGTGCGTTAGAATCTTTCTACATCAACGAAGCTATGATGGACAAAAGATTAGATGTCAAAAAGCTGAAACCATTTATTAAAGAAGTTTTTTCTAAAAGAGATGTCAATGATGCTACTGTAAGAGAATTAGCCAAAAAATACCAAGTAACAGATTCTATACTATCTGCTGGTGGATTTTTTATGAGAAGTTCAGAAAGAACGTTGCGTACAGATGCGTTTATAGCTCATTATCTAAATGCTAGAGAATCTTTAGGGCAAATTATACCAAATATGCCGTTTGACCATCCATATTTAACAGGAATGGCATTAAAAGGGGTAGAAGCTACCCAGTTTTTATACCATAACGTCAATAGACCTGCCGTTTCTCGCTCCACAATGGGAAAAGTATTCACAAGATTTCAACCTTTTATGTGGAATTCTATACGTTTTAGAAGAGATATTTTTAAACAAGCAAAGATATATGGTTTTAATGACAGAAAGTCTATGGATAGATTAAAACGATTAGCAATGATGGACTTAACTACTTTTGCATTGGCACAAGTATTTGTAGGTTCGTTATTTGATAGCATTTTACCTCCTCCAATGTCTTATATACAAGATACAGCAGATTGGATATTTGGAGATGAAAAAGAAAGAGAACGAGCATTCTTTAGTGCCTACCCATCCCCAATCCTCGCACCATTGCAAGTAGCAACAGCCCCAATCAACAGGTACTGGATGCCACTAATGACCGCAATGATAAATGGAGAATGGGAACGATGGGCTAGTTATTATACGTGGACAATGTTTCCTTTTGGAAGACTGGCAAGAAGTACCATAATGACATTAGATAGACCAGAAATGACTGCTGAATTCATGTTTGGTATTCCAGTACATAAATTAGGAAGCATGATAAGAGAAAGTAAAAAAGATGAAGAATAAATTTAATAGAACATCTCCAATTAGTAAAATGATAGCAAATAGTATTGAACCTTCTTCTACTAATGTTTATAGTAACATAGATGATTTAATGCTACAAGCCGAACTAGATAAAAGACAATTTGGAGGAGTTAGCTATTATAAAGGTAGGAAAGAATCTCCAATAGACATGATTAAGTATGCCAATTTTATGTCTAAAGCAAATATGCCAAAAGCCATATCGGAATTAAAAAGTGATATAACTCAAGAAGGTCAAGAAACATTATCAGACTTAACCCAAGATGTTATAAGTAGAATGAGATTAGGCGATGCCCCTATGGGTATCATAGGATATATGTCAGGATATAATCCAAATCTCCTTGGACATTACTCTCCTGCTAAAAATCCGCTACACGCTCCAGACACAATTAGAATTTTTGAGCCTCCAAATGGTATCATTAGACAAACAATAAATAACATATCAAGGGATTACCCAACAGAAACACTACTCCATGAACCTTTGCATGGTATTAATGTAGCAGACAGTATTCATCCTAGAGGACTATTATTTCACAAAAAACAAAAAGGTTTTACGACAAAGGACTTTAGGAGATACGAACAAAACATGATACAATCACTAAGTGATTATTTTGGAGGTAGAAAAAAAGTTTTTAAAGAAGCAGAAAAAATATGGGAACCTAGACTTAATAAAATCTCACCAATAGACCGTGAAGCATACTTACGTAGACGTAATCCATACAATCCAATAGAAGATATTTTAAAAAGATTAAGTATATACAAATTGCCACCAAATAGGTAAAACGACTAAATTATCCCTATGAGTAGGCAAAATTATCCTGTAAAAACCTCGTTCAAGCTACGTTGACATCGTAGAGGTCGGCGGTTCGACTCCGTCATCGCCCACAGACGACAAACAGCATTTTTTACCCACTCATGACATATAGCCATAGCCATATAACAGCCATAAAGGGGGTAAATCATGCGTTTAAAGAGAAACCTATACAAAGACGTTCTTGGGAACATTTACTACCGTAAACAGATACAGGGGAAAAGAATTATACTCCCAGTATATACCAAGAATGAAACCACCGCAAACAAACTTCACACAGCCTTAGAATACCAAGCGTTAAGTGAATACTATGCACCAAAGCCTAAAGAAACATATGAGTCTTTTTCTTCCCTTGTAAATAAATACCTAAAAGACCCTGATGTTTTATCCAAATGGACAGATGCAACCAAAGAAACAACTTCCTACGTTTTAAAATCATTTATAAAAAATAAAACATTACCAAAAAACAAAGAAACTGCAAGAGGATATCAGTCTCGTATTAATGCCTGTGTAAATTGGGGCAATTCACAGGGGATAAAAACAGAGATTAACCTTATGGAGGTGAATAAAAAGGTTGGAAGACTTAGAGTATATAACGAAAGAGAGCTTTCTATCATTATGAATGAATTTCAAGATGATGAATTCCAAAGTTTTATACACTTTGCTTATTATACAGGAGCTAGAAGAGGGGAGTTAACAGGGATTAAGCCACATCACATAGAACCAACACGAATGGCAGTACATGGGAAAAGTGGTAAGAGGTATGTAAAACTAAATGCACAAGCTAGAGAAATACTAGCATCAACGGAGAAATTATGGGACTACAAGCTAGATTTTATTACAAAAAAGTTTAAGTGGAATGCACGTAGGCTTGATATAAAAGACGCTCGTTTTCACGACTTACGTAGGACTTTTGGTTTAAATCTTATAAAAAAAGGTATGCCCATTTATCAATTAAGTAAATTACTTGGACACAAGAGCGTAAAAACAACACAAGACCATTACGCTCCTTTATTAGTAGACGACATAGAGGATTTTACACTTTAGCAATCTTCGCATTTTTCACTAATTGCTGGTAGGTTATTGAAATGAGTATCCAATTTTTTCTGTCTTATTCCTGCTCTGTGACTTAAAATAAAATAAGACCAGTATTTTTTACAAACTGGACATTTTTTTGGTTGATAAGCTGTAGTGCCAGAATTCCTGTAATGATTTACCAATGAATCACCTGTTTGGACTGTCCAATCAATCCAATCATCCCCAAGGTAGTACCTAAGGTCTTTTATTCTTGCTTTAGTTTGCTCATCTTTCCGTACTATTTTTCTTGCTTTTTTCCCACTCGTCCCCCTTGGGGAGGACGACATATTTACACTCCTGTTTTTACTTAATTATTAAAAATAAATTCTAACCATTTAAATGTTGCTAACGTAAATGCACCAAATCCAATTCCTATGTATAACATAGATTTTGCAATCATTTCTAAATAAAATAGCCAATCTGGTCCTAAAATCATCATTTATAATCCTCTGCCATATCACGAATTACGAACCACATATCGCCAATTAATCCATTTATTTTTTTTTCCATTCTGTGTAGTCTCCATATATGACTAAGCTGAAGACATAACATCATTAGCATTGTGAATTCCCAATATGGGAAATACTCCTGACTAAATAACACTTCCCAATAATACCTCATTTATTACTCCTTTTGTTAATTTATATGGGAGTTTCTTAGGTGCCAACCGTAGCAAAATTTATATTTGTCACCCATTTCACAGACTTCCAGGTGTTTACCTGCGAAGTTCATAAAATAAGTATCCTAGAGATTGTTTTCTCATCTTCGGATAACCAAATTTTAAAATATTAACTATGAAACTCCCATAAGTATATTCCCTTGCGTCTGACATCAAGACCGTATAGAAGCAAGATAAACAATAACGATTGCAGAAGGTTGGATGCAATCGGACTTTAACAAATAAAGGATTTACGTTTATGAAATACAAATTGTTTATCAGTCTATAGACAAGGGAAATAATTCTATGGGGATATGGCATAGGCGTTAATTCGCTGTATAAATACTCTTTATTTTGAGCCTTATTCATAGCAACCGTATCCCCTGAGGATGCGAACCTTTAATCACAAACTCCAGTTTTACATTCTGCTGGATTTTGCCATTGTTTAATTCTATCTTGTGGCAAATCAGATGGAAGGTCTTCTTTTTCTTCTGATTCCATCATTTGATTTTCATAGGCATTACGCATTGTTCTACCTAATTGCACCAGTTCATCTACATCAGATTGTATTAGATAATCTGCCACCTTAAAAAATTTATCTATATGCAATATGGGTTTTACAAATTCAATTTTCTTCACAGTATTTACAGTCCTTTCTTTTTATTCCTATTGATGGGAAATCCACATATTTTTGTATAAATCGTGGTACATCTCTATCTGTTTCCCATACGCAATTACAAATAGTACAAAACGACATTCTTGCAGTTTCGTCTTTTCGATATTTGCCTTCAGGTGTCTTTAAAACACCTCTCTTTTTGCTATTAGCAGACATAGCATCTATAGCCCATTGCATAATTAGTTAGCCAATGTGGGTTTATACAGCCAAGACACATCCGTGTACATAGTATGACAAGGAACACTTAACTTAATTTGTCTTGATTCAATTTGTTCTTCTGTTAAATAAGGAGTAGATATAGATATAATTCCTTTAAACTTTATTCCACCATCTTCTTTACAAAAGTTTTCTAATTGAGCTTGTACATTTTCTTCTATACTGCCCATCATTAACCCTTTAAGTTCTAACTTTACTTTTTTATCGTTTCTTACTAAACCATCTACAGGCTTATGTACTATTTTCATGTTTATCCTTTTAGTTTTTTAATTAATTCCATAAAATATTCTAGTGGCATTAGAGCGTAAGCATCTCCTCTGTCTTCTCTAAATGCAACTATATCAGTATGCTCACACTTGAGATACTTGGGTAATGTCTTTCTTCTTTTTGCTTGAACAGTAATATCTTCAATTACGCAATCTACCTCGTCATGCATCCCTAAAGACCGTCCATTAGACCCCCACGCCCTTCGGGCTGAGAATCCCCAGCCCTTAGCGTAGTCTACTAATTCACGTTCAAAAGCATTACCTTTACGTTTACTAGGATGACTCATTCTTCAGTACAATAATATTCACCATTTTCATCTCTATCTATTTCTAGCATCTCTTCGAGATTTTTCATAGCGTCTACTATATCGCTCCATTTTTCATCTTTCATACCAACTGTACCAAACTTAATTGGATTATCGTCATTCCAGTTTTTAACTTCGTTTAATACATCCCATAATTCATCCATAGCATAACAAACATCTCTAAATGTTTTATTAATTAACATATTCACCTTTAGCATTCTGGGTCATTTTGAATTCCTTTTCTTAATATTGGATAATGTTCTGTTGTTCTATCAACAATACAACAATGAGCATCGCTCACATTGTCTTTTGTTAGTAATTCCTCAAATCTTAAATGAGCTTCATCTCTATTATTACGACAATCCATATACACCTCAACATGGTCTCTATGTTCATCGTTATCACACCATACAATCATATATGTAGGATTAGATATAGATTCTTCTGAAAAGATTTCTTTCATTACCATTTATCCCAATGATGAAAACTGGTAGACACTTCTACTGGTCCAATACCGAATCCAGCACTAACGTGAATACCATTTACATCATGGAGTCCTAACTCAATTGAGATTAGGTGTAGTAGGGTAAATCTGACTGACTTACCCTTACTACTTGAGTGTTTCTTAACTCTAAGCATTAAAACCTCGTTCTCCGTCAATTTGTTCAAACATAAAAGTGTTAGGATTAAAGTTGAACATCATTTGCATATATCCTTCATCCCTAGCTTTTTCTACAGTAAGACTTCTTCGTCTTTCATTTCTATCACCATTAATAACTAGCACTTTATCAGCCTTTTGAGAAACATTACTTGTACCTTTTAAATTGCCCATCTTGACAATTCCAGTATTTTCAGCTTCTTTATTTACATGATGTACTGCAATAACAATACAATCTTGGCTTTGAGCTACAGCTTTAAGACCATTAATGATTTCATTCATTCTTCCAATTTCATCATGCATACCTTTTACCCATATCATATCACTTGTATCCAAGATAACAACTTTAGGTTTACTTCTAGCTATTCCTTCAACCAGCCTTGATAACTCAGGAGGTTCACAAGTTATTTGGATATGTTTAAAAGCTTTCTGATATTTTTGTCGTTTATCAGGGTCTCTGTACACGTCCATTGCTTCTTCTTTTGAAAGATTATGACACATTTGAACAAAACGTCTGAATGTTAAGTGTTGATGATTTTCAAGTGATAAAAGCATTATAGGTAAATGAGGAATCTTAGTTGCAAGATTCATTACCCATGTAGATTTACCCATACCAGTATTACCTGATATAACTACCAGTTCTCCAGGTAGTACCCAGAAATCATCGTTCAAATTGTATATATCTTTAAAATTGAAAGCACTTTTGGTAAAATCTTTCTGAAGAAATTCAGCATATTGTTCTGCCATATCATCTACATTCAGAAGATTCATAGTGTAGTCTTTATGTTTAAAGTAAATACACTCAGGTTTACAATTTTTAGCCATGATATAATCATTACAACCATATTCATAACCACTTTCAAATATTTTATCAGCACAATTATCTGCTTCGCCATTTAATCCAGACCAAGTTCTTAACGTATGTTTTACAACATCAATAGGCATTCCAGTACGTCTCATCCATGAACCAATTCTCATCATTGTTTCATTTCGTTCTCCAACAACTGGACGACTACCCACAACATTCTGCATACAAGTCACTACAGAATTAGGGTCAATTCTAAACTTGCTCCTAACTGTGTGCTTTGCACTAATGTTTCTTTGGGGATGTTTAATTAATGATTGGAGGTATGGTTCAACATTACCCCAGTCTTTATTAAAAACTCTTTGTTTTTCATCATCATCAAATCCTTCCTTACTGGCTTGGACAATAATATCCATATCTGCTTCATTAAAAGCTTCTACAGAAAATGGAACTTTATAATTCCCTCGTTTTGTATTATAACTAAATGGAGCACGAATTAACCGTGCCCCATCATAGATATTATCGCATTGAGGGAAAATTGCCCCAAGTGTTTCTTTTACAATACTAGGTAAGGTAGTGGAAGAGATAAAGCCAAATAGATTAGGAATCTCTAGATGAAATCCAGTACCTGAATACCAAACAATGATATGCTCAGATTTAATACCTAAATCTTCTATCAATTCATTGTTTACAAGCCAATGTACATTATTATACAATGCTTCATCTGGGAGGTCTTTTCTATCAAAGTCTAGGATGATATTATTTACATAATATGCCCCATTATATCCTTGAATGGTTCCTACAGAATCAATATGTTGTTTAAGTTGTTCATCAAAACAGTACCAACTATGATAGGTTTCTGTTTTCTTTTCAGGCTCAAACACATAGGAACTAACATCTTGTAGTTCAACAACTTGACTTCTATTAGAAACGTGACCTGTGGCAATTTCTACCATACGAACATCACTCATAAGACAGGAAGGCATCTTTCTTTATTATTCATGAACAAAGCACCGCCATCGTTTCCTTCATCGTCTTGTGATGGATAACACCAAAGACCACTATCTAACTTGAAAGCTACAGGACGTTTGTACCAATACAAATCATCTAAATCCTCTTGCGTCATGTATTCCACTCGAATAATCTTTCTGCCTAGTAAATATTTTCTAGCTGTATTATTCCAATGTTTTGTTAGTTGTTTATCATCTAGCATCAGTTACCCTATAGTATTTTTGTGTACCACGATTTGAAAGTTCTTCAGTATATGTAAGACCGCTACGATATAGAATAGAATTTTCTTTATCTTCACGAAAGTCTTCTCTCATTTTTCTC